TTGTATATTATTTCCATATTTTTTTTCTTTTTTATTTGTAATAATTAAAAAATTATTAGAATTAATATCATTAATAGAGTGTTTTATAATAGGAATATGTTTACTATATTTTTTTATTTGGTTTTTATCAAAAAATAAAGTTTTATTCGGAATATAAATATTTAATTCATGATTATATTTTAATAATTCTTTTGAAAATAAACAAAATTGATAAAAATTTGCATCAGTTGGATATTCTATGACCAAGGCGATTTTCATATTATATTATAATATCATTTTTTTTATTATATTTAACTTCAATTAAGTTTTTTTTAATTATATTTAAATAATCAGTTTTTTTCAAATTTAATGAATGTGTATCATTTTCATTGCTAATTTGTTTAATTACATTAATATTGTCATTGTTATTTATTAGTAAATTATTTAACATAATATTATCATATTTATCAGTTCCTATATAATAATCAATGGGTATTTTCTTTGATAAATGATTTTTTAAATTGTAAAAAGATTTATCTTTTATCATTTCCAGTTTATTTCTTTTCTCTCCGCAGTGTTTTTTTAAGGGATTGCTCGTATATTGACATTCTATAGTTAAACCCTTATAACAACTAGTTTGAGGGACAAATGTTATTATTTTATCAGCATTTAATAAAGTTCCGAATAATAATGCACCAAAACCTCCAGCAGATTGTCCTATTGTTATAATTTTTGATTTTTTAAAGTTATCATTTATTATTTTTTTAATATCTGTGTAAAAATCATTATGTGAATTTTTTCCATTATATCCAGTTAAATACCAACATTGTTCTATATCTCTTACAAAAATAATATTTATATCAAGTTGTGTTTCTGTTAAAGAATTTAACATAAAAAAGGGTAATGAAAATTTATTATTTAATAATACGGATTTAGAAAATCCTTGGAATGTAATTAAAACAGGAAATGATTCATTTGTTTTAATAAAAGAAATATTTTTATTAAATGAAATTAGAGACATTTATATAATTATATATACATTTTTAAATTCAATTTATAAAAAACTATATCCAAAAAAATACCTCATGTGTTTATTGGTTTTCAAAACATTATTAATATACTTAAAAACATTATTAATAACTTAAAAATATTATAAATAACTTAAAAACATGATAAATAATTTAATATATATGAAAAACTTTTGGGATAAAAATGTATTAGAAAATGAAGATTATAAAGATTATAAAAATGCTCAGATTAAAAGATGTATTGCTAAAATTTATAAACAAAGAAATGAGGTCTATTATGAAGAGGTAAGTAATAAAATAAAACAAAATAAAAATTTAATGAATAGTATGCAAATGATTTGTATGGGTTCGAGAAATAATTGGGAAAAAATTTGTTTTAAAAAGTTTTTAAACAGACGATATATATATGATTTAGATATTTGTCCTCAAAGTAAATGTGATTATACTTACGATTTTCAAAAATTGCCAGAATCTTTTATCGATAAGTGGGATATAATATTTACAAATTCATTGGATCATTCTATTGATGCAGAATATACAATAAATCATTGGTATCCTTTTTTAAAAGAAGATGGACTTTTGATTATAGGTTATGAAGTGGATTTTCAAACCCCGGATGCGAATGATTGCACGACATTTACAAAAAAATCTATAATGGAACTTGTGGAAAAAAAATATTCTATCATTGAAAATTCAACTGATTGTTCACAATATTTTCATTTATTATTAAAAAAAAAATAAGTATATTATTATTATATTTAAACATTTTAAATATAATTAAATATAATTAAATATAATTAAAATAAATGGGTAGATCAAATAAATATTTAAATCCAATTTATAAAAAACTATATCCAAAAAAATACCCCATGTGTTTATTAGGTTTTCAAAACATTCCTACTTTTATAGAAAATAAAAAAAATATAGACTTATATGATTTAAATTTAAATAATTTTGATATTAATTCAGATTTTAAATTAGATAGAAAATACAAATGCATAATATGTACTCGTTGTTTATATTTTTGTAAAAATCCAATAAATTTTTTTAGAAAGTGTAAAGAATATTTGGACGAAGATGGTGAAATTTTTGTAGATTATGGATTAGGACATCATTGGACTAAATTCAAAAATTTTAAAGTAGGATGGGTTAAAAATGGGGAACACGAATGGGAATATAAAAAAGATAATTATTTATGGTCTACAATTTGGGATAAATCATTTTTAAAAAATAGTAAAGTAAAATTATTTGAAAAAAGAATAAAAAAATTTGATTATAAAGATTTAAATAAGGCAGTGAAAGATGAAATTCCAATAATTTTAAATATTTCAGATATAAAAGAATTATTTAAAAATATAGAAATAAATTTTTTAGCTTTATGGGAAGATATGCCACAGTTATATATATTTTTGAATATAAAATAGAAATTTATTTTATTATTTTAAATTTATTATTTAAATATAAAACATCAATAAAATAATATAAATAATAGAAATGAAAAAAATCTTAATAACAGGCGGTTGTGGTTTTATAGGTCATCATTTTGTTCAGCATATTTTTAAAAATACTGACTGGGAAATTGTAATTATTGATAAATTAACATATGCTAGCAAGGGATTAGATAGATTAAAAGAAACAAAAATATTAGAATCAGGTCGTTTACAATTTTTCTGTTATGATTTAACTAATAATTTATCTATCGGGTTAATAAGGGAAATAGGTGATATAGATTATATAGTACATATGGCAGCGGAAACACATGTTGATAATAGTATTAAAATGCCCGAATTATTTATTAATAATAATGTTAAATCTACCGTAAAAATGTTAGAATATGCAAGAAAATTACCAAATTTAAAAAATTTTTTTTATTTCTCAACAGATGAGGTATTTGGTCCAGCATTAGGTAATACATTATATAAAGAATGGGATAGACATAAACCAACAAACCCATATTCTGCTTCGAAATCAGCAGCGGAACAAATATGTATTGCATATGAAAACACATATAATATACCATTAATGATCGTTAACGTAATGAATGCTTTCGGAGAAAAACAACATGTTGAAAAATTCATACCACTGTGTATAAAAAAAATATTGAATAATGAAAAAATATATATACATTCTTATCCAGATAAAAAAAAGTCTGGTACAAGATTTTATATACATGCTAGAAATATTGCTGCAGCAGTCTACTTTTTAATTAATAATGGAACAATAGGAGAAAAATATAATATTTCTGGTGAAAGAGAAGTTAGCAATTTAGAAATGGCTCAACTAATAGCAAAATGTATGGGTAAACCCTTAAAATATGAAATGGTTGATTTTCATAGTTCAAGACCTGGACATGACTTGAGATATGGACTAGATGGAAGTAAACTATTTAATATGGGATGGAAATTGCCTGTTAATTTTGAAGAATCGATAAGTAAAATGGTTTCATGGACGCTAGAACATCAAGAGTGGTTAGAAGAATAAATTAAAGTTTCAAAAAAATAATATAGTTCAAAATATAATATAAATATAATATAAATATAATATTTAATTTATATTATAATGATTAAGATAATTGATAATTTTTTAGATGAAAAAACATTGAATGAAATTGAAAAAAAATGGCCAGATAAAAATTCTAAATGTTGGTACAAAAGAACAGATTCTTTTCAAAAAAATCAATATGGATGTAATAAACGGGAATTAATACCTGATTGTTTAAATAATTTATTATATTATTTTAACTCAGAAGAATTTATAAAATATATTAATTCATTTTTAAATATTAAAAATTTAAAGTTCGACGATGTTTTACATGGAGGTGGTATTGTTCAATATGGTAGAGATGGTTTTTTAGATTTACATTTGGATTATGATATACATCCGCTTACAAAAAAACAAAGAAGAGCAAATATTTTACTTTATTTAAATAATGATTGGGAAAAAGACTGGGGAGGAGAACTAGAATTCTATAATGAAGATAAATTAATAGATAAAGTTTATCCAAAATATAATAGACTTGTAATATTTGAAGTTAATGATAATAGTTGGCATGGATTTCCAAAACCACTTAAATGTCCTAAAAACGAATTTAGAAAGAGTATAAATGTCTATTATATTACAGAACCTATTAAAAATGTATGTGATAGACCACGAGCTTATTTTGCACCAGGACCTTTAGATAGTAATAAAAATCATATTAATATAAAAAAATGGACAAGTGAAACTTTTAAAGAAAGAGATGACTATTTAAAAAATATTCATATTAAACAATATAAGAAATAAATATTTAATTTATAATATTTAAATATTTATTTACTAAAATAAATTATACCGCCTTTACCATATATTGAATTTGCTTCATATTTTACAATTCGAAATGTATCCTTAAAAAGATTATAAAATTTTTTATTTATTATAATTCTTTATACAATCAACTATATATTTTATATCTTCTTCAGTAAGCCACCAACCTACGGGAATACAAACTAATTCTTTTTCTAATATATCTAAATTAGGCAATTCTTCACCAAATTCTTTTACACAACTGTTAATATCATTTCTATTATGCACTTGACTTGTCATAATACCTGATTCTTTCATCTTATTCATAAATTCTTGTTTTTTTTCATTTAAAACACGAATTGTATAAAGCCAGTATGCAGAATTACATTTATTATTTGAATACATTAATTTAATACCACTTATATTTTTTAACTCTTTATCAAAATATTTACCATTATTACGATTTTTTTCAAGAAGTTGAGGTATATGTGGTAAATTATAAAGACCAATAGTTGCATTAATATCATTCATATGAAATTTATATCCATATTCAGATATATCATGTTCTAATCTAAAGTCTTTTCCTTTATAATTTCTTTTATCTCTATCAATCCCATACCATCTCAATAACTTACATCTATCATACAATGATTTATTTGGTAATGATATTATACCACCATCACCAGTAGTTAAATGTTTAATTGCCTGTGTGCTATAAACACATATGTTTCCATGATTGCTTAGCTTTTTACCATTATATTCTGCGCCAAAAGCATGTGCGCAATCTTCTACGACCATCGGTTTAAAACCATACTTAATTTTATGTTCTTCGCATATTTTATCTAATTCATCCAAATCTACCGGCATCCCTCCCCAATGCACTAAATAAATTATTTTTGTGTATTCATTTAATTTTTTTTTTACATCTTCTAAATCAATATTCGCCGTATTTAAATCAACATCTAACCATCTAATCTTTACATTATTAACCAATATTCCACATGTTGTAGCAAAACAAGTTAATGCCGGTGTTAATACTATATCATTTTCTTCATCAAATCCAGGCCAATTAAATGTTTCATCTTTATTTTTTAATAGTCTAGTAGCTAGTGTTAGTCCTGCTGTAGCAGAATTTAATGTCAAAATAAATTCTGTTCCTAAGAATTTTTTTAATTGTGCTTCATATTCTATGACTTGTTTACCTTGTGTTATATATCCAGACATTAAAACTTTATTTAATGGTTTTAATACATCCGAACTCATAAAAACTTTAAAAAGTGAAAGATTCATTTAAATAAAATTAATATAATATATTTAAATGAATATATATAATATATATAATGAAAATTAGAAAAATACAATTAAAAGATTACGAACAATATACAGTGTTAATGAATACATCTATTTCATTAGAATATTTCAAAAATTTTATAGATAATATTTTAAATGAAAATCATAATATATTTGTAATTGAATTAAATAATAATATTATAGGAACTGGTACAGTATTATTTGAAGAAAAATTAACATATAATGGTTGTAAAATAGCACATATAGAAAATATTTTTATTAATGGAAACTATAGAGGAACAGGAAATGGAAAAAAACTAGTAGATTATATTTTAGAGTATTCAAAAAATAATAATTGTTATAGAGCCGATTTAGTTTGTTATGATAATATAACAAAATTCTATACAAAGAATAATTTTATTAAACATCAAAATTCGTTACAATTTTTATTTTCTGAAAATTTCAAGTAGAATTTAACCATTCCAATGTTCTTTTTCTCCATTCTTTTACTATATCACTATCAAAACTTCTTGATGATGATCTACCTATATGAGAACAAAATGGAATATTATTAAGTTGATATGTTTCACCTCTCATATTAGACAACATAAATTTTAAATCTTTGTGTGTTTCTTTAATTCTTGGACTAACTATTTTCATAGTAATACCGCTATAATTATTCTTTTTTAATTTTACCGGTAATTCCCACCCAACATCTAATATAATTCTTTCATCAGAATTAAAATATTTTTTATTTTCGCGAATTATTCTATCTCTTTCACTTTGTTTATAGTTTGGATGAAGATTACAATTTGGTAAAAAATTAATATCAACTTTTTTTAATATACTAGTTTTAAATATACAAAATATAGCATTTGGAAAATCTAGATATTTATTTCCATCATATTCAGAACCAATAATAGCAACATTATCTTTAAACATTTCTAATAATTTATTATCCCAATTTTTTTCTAATAATACCACATCACAATCAATTATCATACCATATTCTTTATCCATATTTTTTAATATTTCGTTTAAACATAAAGCGTGATTATAACCACTAGGATTCGTTGTATTATTTTTTAAATCATATTTTATAATTTTATATTTTAGATTATTATTAATAAATATATTTTCTAAAAATTGAATATTAACAATTTTATTATTTATCGCTAATAAAAATTCAAAATTATTCAGATTTGAAGTAGTTTTTAGTATTGAAAAAACTAAAAAGTTGACATATTCTTCACAATTACTTCCACAAGCTATACCTATTTGTATTTCCATTTATATATAATAATAAAATATATTTAAATTACATAAATACAAATTCTTTATTATCAATATTTTTCAAAAATTTTGAGAGTTCATTTACTTTTGTCATATTTAAGTAATTTTTATCCCATTCACACGCATGATAAACAATATTCATTTCGTTCATTCCTTGAATTTTTTCCAATGGAATTAATGGTGGAAAAGAATTGGCATAATTTGCATTTTTAATTACTTTATTGTAAAATACTTCATTTGTAATTGGGCTAGGATTTTTTGATAAACATAATTTAAAATTATTATTTTGAAATACATTTATTGCGGAGTCAGATAATCTCCAAGCTGGTGGTCTAAATAT